CCAGTAGCACCACTACCAGTAGCACCAGTGGAACCAGTTGCACCAGGGATAATACTTGTTGCCCCAGTAGCCCCGGCTGGGCCTGTTATTATAGCTGGTTCGCCTGAATTAGTCGGATCTAGTACCCAAAACTCGGAAAGATCGTCCCTATGAAATCCAAGTTGACCATTTACATATACAGCAGAAGTAACTTCACGACCGCTAGGACCAGTTGATCCAATTACTGATCCTGCATTAATGTAAGTACCACCCGGATCTCCTGCATTACTGAAGCCTAGATGATTTCGTTCTATGATCAAATTACCATCAATAACACCAGCAGTTATGAATGAAATTCCAGTAGAACCAGTAGCACCACCTGGTGATCCTGGAATACCAGTAGCTCCAGTTGAACCAGGAATTATACTTGTTGCACCAGTAGACCCGATATTGCCTTGTATACCGGTAGCACCAGGAATTATACTTGTTGCACCAGTAGCCCCGATATTACCTTCGATACCAGTTGCACCAGTTGCGCCAGGAATTATACTTGTTGCACCAGTAGACCCGATATTACCTTCGATACCAGTTGCACCAGTTGCGCCAGTTGATCCAGTTGATCCAGGAATTATACTTGTTGCACCAGTAGACCCGATATTGCCTTGTATACCTGTAGCACCAGTTGATCCAGGAATTATACTTGTTGCACCAGTAGACCCGATATTGCCTTGTATACCTGTAGCACCAGTTGAACCTACTCCTGTAGCTCCGGTTGGTCCACCAGAAGGGCCAGACGGACCAGTAGAACCAGTTAAGCCAGACAACCCAGTAGCACCTTTTAATCCAACCCCATTATTACCTCTTACGCCTGCAGGACCTTTCAGCCCAGTGGCTCCAGTTGCACCGGTAGATCCTTTTGTTGTTACAGTTGTTACCATTATGCTTTCACTATTGCAACATTGTCAATCAAAAGTCTAGCACCAAGTATTTTTCCATTGGTAGAATCTTGCGATCCACTTACAAATACAAAGTGATAGTCACCTGCTTCTCCTTCGACAAAAGTTCTGGTTTGTTTTTGCCAAACAGTGGCAGCATCTACGCTTAACCCAGCAGCAGTGAACATTATAATAATTCTACCAGTGTTCTTTTCAAGAAGATACGCAATCGATCTATAAGCATCACCACCAGAGACTGCTTTCCATTCATATGTTATTGAATCTCCTACTTCAGCAATTACTGCTACATTTGAATATACTGCTGGGCCATACACCGTAGCACCTGCAACACTAGTCTGCAAATTGTTATTAAATAATTTTAGGCAAGCAGTCCCACCATCAGATGCTAAATCTATCCGTTCTATTGCAGAAAGGTAAGTGGCGGGCCCCCCACCTGACGCAGTAACAACCTGTACGGGAGTTGGCTCAGTGCCGGGAACAGGATACCCTAAAATAGTAGTAGTACCTAATATGATACGAGTTGGTATAACAGTCCATCCATTTATTCCGGCTTCAAAACTACTATTAAAGTATTGTGGCCTCGGAGGACCACTTCCATCTGATGGTGGGATAGGCAGAAAACGATACCCTAACCTAGTTGCACCGATTGGCATTATTTGTACCCTGTTGTTAATGTAACATAATATGTTGTACTAGCACGAAAAATATTCATCATGTCAATTGAATTTGCAGCGGTACTCAAAGTCTTGAATCCTTCACCTGCAAACTTATATGCAGTATTTGCTGTCATTAGCCTGGAGCCAGTAGCATCCTGAGTTATGATCAATGTCAATGACCCACCATTTGGGATGTTACTTGGGACTGTTAATGTAAAATTCATATTAGCAGTCAACGATTGGATAGATCCCAGACTATAATTTGGTGTAAAGGTTGACCCTGCATTGCCCTTAATATATATCGTTTCTGTCATTACACCAGTAGCACCTAATAGGCCAGTAGCTCCAGTAATACCGATAGGACCTTGTGTACCAGTAGCTCCAGTAGCTCCAGGAATTATACTTGTAGCTCCAGTAGCACCACCTGGTGATCCTGGTAGCCCTCTAGCACCAGTGGCTCCAGCACCAGTAGCACCCTTTAGTCCAATTCCGGCAGGCCCAGTATTTCCGGGCGGGCCTTTAGGACCGGGTACACCAGTAGCTCCAGTTGCACCTTTAGTTGTTATTATAGTTGCCATTTTGATAATCCATCGTTATACTATATTTATGCGAATAAAGAATTAAACATTGTGAGAGAGTTCACTGCTTTTTTCCCACTATATCCTTGACCACTTTTTACTTGCATCCAATACCTACTATGACGATCAATCAAATCTAAACTTTTCTGTCTATCCTTGATAGAGAAAATTTCATCTATAAGCTCGGCACAATTGACATTATCAAATGATCCATCTACTAACATCTTAGGAATAATTCCACTATCATATCTACGATTGGCATCCTGAACAGATAACATATGTTTGTATACATTATGTGCTTGGATTAAAGTGTATGATAATGTATCCCAACTTGTTTTGGTTTCTTTACCATGTTGACCAAGAAAACCTACTCCACGATAACATACATCACTAATCAATAGCTTATCAGTAATTGGACTATCAAAAAATACCTTATGAATAGCATCTGCTAATACAGCATCCTTGAATTTACGATTATCAGTTGCATATTTTTTATTCTCAGCCGTTTTTTCTTCAGTATAGGTCCATTTTTTATTATGTTCCATCAAGGTGGTGTTGTATATCAATCCCTTAGAAACTGCAAAGAATGGAGTAGCACAATCAAAACTGATAGTTACATCTGGATTATGATATTTGCGGATTGCTCGTTGAACATCACTGAAGATAACCGCATATTCTAGAATACTTGTACCAAGACAATGAATCCAATCATGCTTGCCCTGCACAAGCAATCCATCATGAATAATATTTACTATTCGTCTAAGAAAAAGATGAATGTCAATTTTATTTTGTCCACCCATTGCCCAACCATTAAAGTGGTTACCTGGATATTTAATAGGATCACAATAATCCTTCATTTCAGCATACCACTCATCACTTTGTTTATGAGTAAGTCCTTGTAATACATTCAAAAACTTACATTCACCAGTCCGATTGTTGATAAAGTATTCATTATTGATATGAGTAGCAGTAACTGCATCACCAATTGTTTTGATACCGTGTTTGTCATAAAGATGTTGATTACGAACGGTTTGACTAGGTACATCAAGCACCATTCCGTAATCCATATAAGTATCCATCCATTTAAGGACAGCTTTACGCTTTTTCATTGCTTTTGGACAAGAAGGATCTTTCCAATCTCCAGGCCATTGCCCCTTCATGATCTGAAAGCCACCACTATCACCTAACATAAAGGTTCCGGCTTCTCTTTCACGGATAATAGTTTCACTACTATCAGGATCATTGGGATCAATGTTGGCATGACCTGCACTATACAGACCCCATTTATAAGTAAACAATCCTTTGGTACTGTTCAAGAAGTTTAGTGATTCAAGATCAGGAATACCTTGTGGTATCCTGGCTTGTGGGAAATATTGTTCGCCTTTTATTTGTTTGCCCAGGCCAGCAATGTAAAAAGAGCTAATGGCGGGTAAGAACAATGCCCAATCAGGTTGTTGTTGCGCAGATAAATTCACTCGTTCCATTGCTCCATTACTCATTTAGTTTGTGCTGGTAGTAAAAATCCATACACTGCCATACCACTATCAACCACAATTTCTATTGCACCTTTATCACTGATGCGAAATATCTTGTCTCCAGGTAAACTTAGAATACTAAGAACTTGACTAACAGGCCATGTCAAATCTCTTGTTAAAGTACCACCTACTCCTGCTGCAAATACAAAATTTCCACTATGAGTTGATGGGTCTCCAAAATAAATCCTTAGATCACCCTTCTCCAACCTGGTAACAAATGTCTTTTCTTCACTGTTAGCTTGTGCTTGCTTGCGCAAACGCATAATATTTGCTACTTCAGGCTCAAATGTAACATCCCATCCAGTTCCCTTGTAGGTTACATTCTTAATGCGTTCTTCAACTAATGCCTTTTGCATCAATCGGTAATCATTGACGAAATCACTGGTATTTGTTTCAAACCTGATAGATTCAGGAGTGTCAATCTCATCACGAAGCCGTCTATTAACTGTAATTTTTGAATTCTCATCATAATCATCAAATGATAAGATAGTTTTAAGCTTCTGTAAATTTGGCATACCAAATGTGCCAATAAATTCAGAACACGGGGCACTCAAAGTCCCAGAAATAATGACACTACGGTCTTCTGCAATTGCATTGATTACTGTCTCACCTTTAGTTCCAGTAATCTTTACTAGATCAATGAAGCCCAGGTTATGTGTATATGCAATAATATTTTGTAGGATGCTTTTCATTTTTAATTCCTTAAAGGGTTGTTTTTAATAATATAAAGTGATTATACTATAATCACCAGTAATAGTCAATAGTAATTTATGAGAAACTGAACAAATCACCAAAAGTTGTGTTGGTATTTGTATCGCCAATCAAATCCCAATCCAATACTCCTAGTAAATTCTGTATCTTATCATCAACTAGGGTAGTTTCCATTAACATATCATCAAACGGTAACTCACAGAACCACTTTGGCAATCGTAGTTCGTCCGTTGGATATGCAACTGAAGTAAATCCCATTGGGTTAGACTTTAATTTACATATAACAATTTTCATTCCATCAACAATTTTTTGACTGTAATTATCACCATTCAATCTGCGTAAAAAATTCCAATTCAATGCTGCTCTAACATGTCCAGGCATATTTGCTTTGCCAGTCTTACTATTTGCTTCTTTATCACCATACATAGTAAGATTGTTTACTGATTTTGGACTACCTTTACTCCAACTTGGTTGGTTTGATAAGGCTGTTTTGAAAGTTTTGATAGTTTCAACAACCTCTTCTCGTCCTGTACCAGCAAGAACCATAGTTAATACATTTAATAGGAACTCTTGAATATATTTAGGCGTATCTGCCCTTTTCAAATCAAGACCCATTGCTTTGATTGATCCAGTCTTTCCATCTTTATCCTGACGCTTTCCTTCTTTATCATAGATATTAATAGCATAGCGTTTTTTAGTAATAAAGATACCACGATCACCAACATACTCTCGGCCAGCTTTGATAATTTCACCATTCTTTCGTGGACAATGAAATGCTTGTTCCATGAATGCAGGAAATCCAATGTTGACTTGATCTGCTAATGAATCATATAATCCAATTGCAATTTCTTTATTCCATTCCATCTTACCAAGAGCAACCTCATCCTTTACCATAGGCCAGGCTGAGAAAATACATGAGTCAGTATCACCATATACGATAGCAGCACCGTCATGTTGATATTCACCAGTAATACACTCATTGATGTTGCTCATCATATGACGAACAATCTGCCTGCCACTTAAAGTTACACTTTGTCCAATTCGTTTATCATAAAATCTACAGTGCTCATTCAAAATTGCACCATAGCATGAATTGAGTAAAATTTTTCTAACAAGCTGTCGTTTATCCCAGAAATCACGGTCTTCACTAGTGGTAGACTCTTTCATCTTCTTCTGCATGATTTTTCTATCAGAATACCACTTAGTTAACAATCCTGGAATTACACCTTCGTGTGCATGGGTAAAGATAGTACCATTGGCACTGATCATATATGGATTATTGCTATCAAATACAAATTTCCATATTTCAGCAGCACTCATCTCAACTGATCTACCGTCTTCAAAATCAACAGTGAGGATGGTTCCTCTATCTTGATTTATTACTGCAGTATATTCTAAGCTACCAAAAAGTCCTTCCCAAAGAATACTACCAGTGACATCGGCATCACCTTCTTTGTGTCTAGCTTTATCCTTAGCAAGTTTCATGCCTTTTTCAAGCATGTATTTGTCAGTTAAGTTTTGTCTGACTTGGGCAACAATGGTTTCCGGGGCCAAGTTAAGAGCGCGGATAGCTGAGGGGTATAGTGAGTTAATGTCCGTCGCACCGACCCATTCATGGATGCCCCTTTTGGGAGTAGCAACATAGGCACCTGCTGCTTGTTGTTGTTCATCATCATTTTTACTCTTTCGTTTTTTATCTGGAACTACCATACCGCGAGCATGAGATTCATTCATGATCGCCATTTCAATCATTGCTACCGACCCCATAACGGTAGGTAATAAGACTGTGTTTTCATGTGCCAGTTGGTTAGCCAGTTCCAGGAATTGTAGTTTATTGTGAATCTTTACCAATAGCATTGTATCCTGACGATTGTATTCAATGAACTTGTTGAAGTCCTTGTTATACAATTGATCAAGAGTTCCTTCATACGCAGTCTTGTTCTCTCCTACTTCCATTTCACCAATGGTGTCAAGTTTATAACTATGCCGACTTTCGTAGTTATACTTAGTGTATAAATCTAGATAGTCCATGTGGACTCGTCCAACCAAATCATATGTTTCCCGTTCTTTCCCAAATTTAGTATATAGTCTAGATTTAGGTAATTGTCCTTGAAGGCAAAATCGGCGTGTATCATCTTTGCTCATAATGCGAGTGACACGATTTACCAGATAAGGAATATCATATCCACCTGAATTCCAGCCACTTAGCACATCAGCATCTTCTATTAGTTCAAAAAAAGTAGAAAACATCTCTTTTTCATCAGTAAAAAGTATTGTATTTTCAAATGAATTTACTATTTCATGTGAAGTTTCTGTACTCATGTGTGATGGTGCTATAACCAAAGTTACCAGTTGATTTAGCCAGTCTAAGTACACCGTGATAGCGGTGACTTTATTAAAGGGATCCTCCGGTGGAGAGAATCCCTTTTCTTGAGAGAAATCAGTTTCAATGTCAAAGAAGCAAGTATGTAACTTAGGAGCAGCCACCCCTAAATAGTTTTCACTTAAACATCTAAAGATCGGATTGATATCACTTTCAAATACTTGTTTATTGGAATGTATTCGTTTTTCCTTTTCAAATACAGTCCTGCTATTGGTAGTAAATTTACTAACTGGATTTCCATATATAGTTCTATATTTCCCCTTACGGTCCGGATAATACATGGTGTATATTACTGGATGGTTAACGAATCTTCGTAGTCCTTTAGAATCTCGCTCTACTACACAAAGTTCTTCTTTGTCTTTATTAAAGATAACATCTATGTACATGAGTGGGCCTTTTTAATATGCCTGCTCAGCCAAGCATCAGCTACTGATTCACCACAGTGTGGACATTCAATGCGGGCGCGAATAACTCCATACATAGGATTATTAGTTCCTGAAACATCAGCGTGATTTCTTTTCATTTTTTCTTTAGTTTCATCAGTGTGTCCTATATTCCATAATGGATGATTTTCTTTCTTGAAATTAGCATGATTAATACTCATTAATTTTTTTGTTTTTTCTGAATGCGTTGTTCCAAATCGTGGATGTGCATTTCCGGTATGCCCGAACATATGATGCAATTCACCAGGTAATGCACCGTCTAGTCCATTTTCAGCTTTTTGGTTAGCCCATTCAATAGACTCTACTATATTATTATCCAGTGATAATTTTATTGCTGCTTCTGTTAGTGATTTGGCATCATTATATAATTGATACCAAATAGTGTCAACTATATACCCATGCTTTTTTAAGTGCCGCAACCAATATTTTCCACTACCTTTATAGTGGATTGGATTTTTAATCGTTTTTCCTATGTATTTTAACCCAGTGACACGGTGTTGTTTTATATACAAGTAGGTAGGAATGAATTCTTTCATAATATACTCCAATAAGTAAAAGAGGGCTATCTGTGTATTGGCACAGAAGGATAGCGAATCCGTTCACCCAATTGTATTTATACTTAAAGTGTTCGGCCAACAGTTTCCAAGATGGTGTTCAATTCCTCGTTATCACGATTAGTTTCACCTAGCGTACTCTTGGATGCAATTTTGATTGCTTTCTTCAAGATACTTGGTTTGATTTCCATTTCCTCAGCGATAGCCTTAATGGTTTCATTAAGTCCAGCAGTCAAGTCTTCAACTTCCTGGAGAACATTGATACCTTCATTAATGATTTGAACGAGACGGATTTTTTGATCGCCACTAAACATTCGTGCTGTCATTATATTTCCTTTACAGTTATAAAAAACTATTATACAGTAATTGACTGGATAAGTCAATACTCAAGACCAGATAACGTGACCGAAGTTCTCGCTGTCAATACCAAAGTAATCACATTTCCATTTGGATTGGGGGAAGAAATCCAAGTGAAACCATTTATCCTTATGTGCCAATATACTTTTGGCGGCATCGTCCCAATCGCAGTTCAAGAATTGGGGTTGATATTTGTCTAGTTTATCCTGTACCTGTTGATAATCAAAGAGGTCATATTCATAGTGAAGAACTTCAAATACATTACCGTTAGTATCAACATAGTCCATACTGAAATCAAATCCCCATTTAGGGCGGATTTTAGCTACTTTATATACTAGTGGTAGAGTTTTTGCCCAGTATTCCATTTGTTTAAGTGCCTCACCCTGATACCCATTGCGCTGTAATAGCATGGCATGATTTAATACTGCCCCTGAAATTTTGTTTTCAGCCTGTGTCATCCAAGTTGATTTGGCCGTATACTTATACCGATGAGATTGTATTGAGGTCTGGTTGGACCTATAATAATGTTTTTCAAGATCAGTAAGATCGTATCCGTTTTGGTCAAACAGACTTATATCACTAGCTGTCGGAATAAACAGTAGTTTACCTATTGGTTTAGTAAAGTATCCAATTGGATCAAGTGAATTATCGGTTAGGTGCAAGTCGTTCATGAATTATTTTCAATAGTAATGCTTACGCATAGTTATTTTGTTACAGGATGTAGTTAAGTATTTAATCATGACACGAGAATTATCCGTATATATAAATGACCAATTGTATAAAACATTTGTTGTTGAATCGACACCTGAGGGTGGATATGATCCGCGATATGTATTAGAACAGATTGCAATTGATCATGATGCTGGATTGTTAGATCCTTATTTAATAGATGGTCAAACGCATGTGATTCGCATTTCAGAAATGCGTAAAGTAATATAGCTCACTTTTGAATTTCACTGTAGCGAATAGTTACTCTTCAGGCCAGCAGCCGGCCACATCTACATGGTAGTAACTACCACGGTCCTAAGGATGTCCTGTTGTTTGCATAACTTAATAAGTTAGTGAATATGATCCTGAAGTAGTCCATGTATATGTACGATATCCATTGGCTACTACAATGCTGGGCGAACCAGATGTTGATGATAATGCAGGAAATGCAGATGAATAACGAATAATGACAATACCTGATCCACCGTTACCAGCATTCGGTCCATATACGAATCCTCCACCAGCTCCGCCACCTCCAGTATTTGGTGCGCCAGGAGTAGTCTCGTTTGATATAGAAACTCCACCTCCACCTGGCACACTAGAAGGATTAACTGCTGAATTATAACCATTACCTGACCCGCCACCAGCGTAATAAGTAGCTGTTCCTGAGATACTAGATTGATATCCAATACCTCCATTGCCACCCTGAGTTGTTCCGGTAGCTATACCGTCCCCACCAACTCCACCAGCGCCACCTCCACCTCCGGTCTGAATTGGATCACCTGATGATTTGCCGAATCCGCCAGCATTACCATATCCGATTAAACCAAGCTGTGATGTTTGTGTTGATGCACCGCCTGCACCCCATGTTGCGGGGTTTTCACCACCACCACGAACTCCTGTACCACCACCACCTGAGCCACCTGGGAGTCCAGGTCCGACGGGGTCATAATTCAATGATCCTCCGCCGCCATATGCAGTTGCACCCATGAACGAAGTGTCATTTCCTGAATTTGAAGGATTAGCACCAGTGGCAGCACCTGCACCTAATACTACAGAATAAGTTCCATTAGCCAGTCTCATAGTACCAGTTAACAATCCGCCACCGCCACCGCCACCGCCAATAAAGTTACCGCCCGCAGCCCCACCAGCAACAAGTAGTACTTCAAGTAGTGGCGATGATTGTCCACTTCGTTTTGCGAAAGTACCTGAAAATGATCCAAGAAATGGCATATGTTATCCAAATGTCACTAATTGACCTAGTACGGTATAAGTACCAGCATTATTCATAATACTAAATGATACTATATCTGTTTTATTAGCATTTCCAGTTGGAGCACTTCCGCCTTGCCATTTAATGGATTGTGCTGCACCTGCAATTTGTAAAGCAGATGGTATATAAGCAGTTGCCCCTTGTGTTAACGCCAATGTAATGTTGGTAGTATTTAATGTAGGCAGTGTTAAGTTAGTTATATTTACAGTAAAATCAGCCGCAAGGGAAGAATGACTAAAGATAGTACCAGCACTATAATCATGTGCTATTACACCAGTGGCTCCAGTTTTTAGTACAAAGGCTTCATTTATACCCTTAACTGTTGTGGTCCCAGATGCTGATATGTTACCTGCAGTTAAACTTCCAGTTACTGCTAAGCTAGTTAATGTGCCGACTGAAGTAACATTTGGTTGTGCTGCAGTAGCTAATGTACATGTGATATTAGTGGTTGATATGTTACCAGTTACTGCGAAGTTTCCTGTTGCTGTAATAGGGCCAGTTCCGCTACGCCCGATGTATGTGGTATTGTTAGCATTACCAAAAATAATATAACCCTGTTCAGCATCTTGAACACCTCGGACAGCAAGCGTATTGGATATATTAACATCACCAATCCAAGCATCATCGCCTACTTTAAAGTTTGTACCGTTACCGTTGTTAGTACTAGTTAGTATATTAACTGATAAATTACCAGACATGCTAGTTAAGTTAGTACTAACGAATGATACTATATTTCCAAAAGAAGCACCATAATTAACACCTGATTCAATTACTGGAAATCGGGTATTAGTGGTAGCAGAAGGAAGTGTGGTTAACTGACTGATTTTAATTGCCATTTTTATTCCATTATAAGAGGATTATCATCCTCAGTTGTTTTCCATTATAAAAGGATTATTATCCTCAGTTGTTAGAGTGTCATCAGTTTCTTCTGATATAAAGTTTATATTTAATACTAACGAAGCTGACCAGGGTCTTGATATGACAGGAGATACTGTACCTACATAATTATTATTAACACGATAGCTATTAGTGCCTGTTTTTTTGCGTTCAGGTTCGGCTATTTCATCGCATTTGATGGCTCCGCGTTCAATTTTTGGAAATGAATTGAGGTATGCATTCCAGTTAGAATATCCATCTGGAACTAATGAGTTATCATATACTGTATTAGCCATATCAATATTTATCTTACAATCTTCTCATTTTTCCAACTAAGTCTTTGAACCTAGTGATATCTTCAGATACTATTGTAGCTTTTCTTTCTACACTTTCTCCACGCATTGCTGCGGCATTTGCTTCACTATTATCTACTGGTTCTTGCTTATCAGCTTCACCACCCACAATTGATTCATAATCACTCATAGTTAATGTGTTACCATTTGCGCTTAATGAAATCAAGCGTTCAGCAACATCATGTAAGTCCATATCAGTCTTTGCATCCTCTCGGGCATATTCCATGATGCGAATAAGCAATGGAACATCTAATGTTATTTTGTCTTCAGGATTGGATTGTGTGACAGGTTGATCAGTAACATCGGGCATAGTGCTATCTTCTTTTATATTTGTAAGTGACACTTTCCTCCGAGGACTCGGGGATTCGGCACCATTAAACAATTCCAATACATACATGATTATTTTGCCTTTGACATTAAATTGCTGATCTGACTGGGGCTTAATCCAGCATTCTTAACCATTTGTGCTAAAGCATCAACTCCTTGTTGAGTTACTGGTGGTTTTACGACATTAGTAGAACTAACAGTATCTGGTGTTTTTGCTGCGGTATTTGCAGTTGTACTACTTGGTGTTCCAGTAGGTGCTGTAGTTGTAGCTGGTTGTCCACCTACCGCTGGAATAGTTGGTGCAACTGCTAGTTCTGACAATTCATGTTTGAAATATTCAACAAGTTCAATGACTGCATCATTATAATCAATGCCGGCATCAGCAAATTCTCTAACCATACGATATACTGCTCTGCGATCTTGATCAGTTGGTTTACCGTAAACTGGACGATTTAGAACTACATCATCTACTCTAACCAAGCCTTCAGCGATATTACGCATTAGTTTAACAGATGGCATTGTGTCTTCTCCTACGTATTTGTTTTTAGCTTGAGCAGCAGAATCAGTACCCTTCAATTTACCACCAGCAAAACTAGGGCCAGTTGGATTATTTTCAGATGATTTCATATTGCCTTCTTTAACTCCATGTCTTTCATGGCTTCGTTCATCCCGCCCAACCTTATGACCGGCATTCCAAGCTTTTTCTTCAGCAGAACCTGGCTTGCATGGACATTTTTCATTGCCGGTGTAACCAGCTTCATGACCTTTATCCCAAGCTTTTTTATTTGCAGTACCTGGCGAGTTAACTTCCTCTATACTTTCAGAAGTGGGGCTAGCTCCTGTTTCTTGTACTGATGCATTTTTACCTCTAGACTTTAAATTCCTAGCAATGTTCTGTGCCTTACGTTGATCTGCAAAAACTTTCCAAGTACGACCGTCAATTACTACTGCATAGTTATTTCTTTCGTGACCTAGCTCATGTTGTAGTTCTTGCCTCTTAAAATCACGTTTATCTTGATCCAAATCAGGCTCTTTGGGATAGTTAGGATAATTTCCTTCCGCCACACCTTGGTTACTGTGTTTTGCAACCAAGGCATCAATCGTGGCTTTTTTATGTTCTGGCGTTGCTGAACTTTGAGCAATTTTCTTTATCAACTCAATTA